GTTCGGCATGGTTAGGCACGGCTGGGTTGGGCGCGGTTTGGTGAGGCTTGGTCGGGCTTGGCAAGGTTAGGTTGGGCAGGGCTTGGCAGGGCAACCAAACAAGAAAGGAGGGGAAGATGGAGGAAGTCAAGAAGCATCCTCTTTGGCATGAAGTGGTGGATTACATCGCTGAGGATGTCAAAGAGAAAGGCTATGGACTGTTTTACAGCCACCAGGAATTGAGAACCCTTCTGGGCATCCCGGAACCCACAACGATCGAGGAATCCGAAAAGGGTAACTTAGATTACATGAGCGCGCTTCACTCCCTCAGTCAGGAATTACTGGTGGAACACAACATACACCTCAGCAACAAATACAGAGAAGGCTACACCGTATCTGTACCGGATGACCAAGTAACGAAGGAAGTCATCAAGCGTTTCGAAAAAGCCGTAGCTTGGATAAGGAAGGGGTGCAAGGTGAATATACATGTCAACTTCCAAATGTTGAGCGACAAGGCTAAGGATCAACAAATCCGAAACGCTCAAAAGGGCGCTTTTATCCTTCACGCGTCCCGTAAGAGAAAGTTCGACGTTCCTCCTGAGCCACCCAAGATCAGCGAATCAACATCTTCTTGAATCATGGCGTGGCTAGACTAGGCACGGCACGGCTTGGTGGGGCTGGGCTTGGCAAGGCGCGGCGAGGCAGGGCTAACACTACATAGTCGTTAGCGACAACACTTCACCATAAAACAGACAGCAACTACAGACCCGATCAGGCTCAGGCCGGTCGGGTTTTTGTTTTGGGAAGAGAATGAATGACCGAACTTCGTCCCGTCGAACAAGCCATACTGTCTTATCAGCAAAATTACGAGAAGTTCGCCAAGGACTGCATCAAGGTCAGGGACCACAACACGGCTGAGATTTTGCCCTTGAGGTTTCGGCCGGGACAAAGGGTCATGCACGCCGTAGCGGAGAAGCGGAAAGCCGAGATGGGCTTTCTCAGGATCATGCTTCTCAAGAACAGACGTTTCGGGGGATCGACCTACATCGGGGGGCGCGGGTATCACAGGGCGTCTCTGAATTTCAATCAGTCGATTTTCATTATCGCCCACGAAGACAAATCGACCACGACTCTCTACCGCATGGTCCAGCTCATGCAGGAGCAGAACCCCATTGCTCCCAGCACGATCACCTCGAACGCTATTGAACTGAGGTTCGATAGGAGTAAGGGCAAGGGGCTGAAGTCGGAATACAGCCTTGCGACGGCCAAAAACGTGGAAGCCGGTCGTTCCCAGGGGGTTCATTTCCTCCATGGGTCCGAAGAGGCGATGTGGCCCGGACATGCAGACGAACTCCTTGGAAGCCTTTTCCAGTGCGTCCCGAGACCTCCTGCCGACACGGAGATATGGAGGGAGTCCACCGGTAAAGGGTATGGGAACTCTTTCCAGCGGGACGTGTTCGACGCCTACAGCGAAGGGAAGTACCCGTACTTCACGGCCTTGATTTCCGAGTTCGCCCCGCACATGCCTTTGGCGGATGTGGAGTTCACCTTCGCTTACCACAACCCGGACAGCGATTGGATTCTGATTTTCATCCCGTGGTTTCTGGACCCATCGTGCCAGAAGAAGTTTGAAAACCCCGAGAGGAAGGAGCGTTTCCTTCAAAGGGTCGTTGGGGCAAAGAACCGGAAGGAAGATATCAACTACGGGGTGGAGGAGCTTCAGAAGAAGTACAAGCTCACCAACGAGCAACTGTACTGGAGAGAGTGGTCGATCAAAAACGAGTGCCGGGGGGATGTGGGGCTTTTCAAGCAGGAAAACCCCCTGACGATTTTTGAAGCCTTCAGGACTAAGGGGTCGAACCACTACAACCAGGAATTCTGCGACATGGTGGAACGGGGATGCCTGAAGCCGATAGGTGTAGGGAATGTCGTAAGGCGGATGGGAGTCCCTGTCATCGAGCCGAACCCGAACGGGCACCTGTCCGTATGGGAGACTTACGACCCACGGGAGATTTACTTCCTGACCGTCGATGCTGCCGGAGGAATGCGGGAGATCCACCAGAAGGAGAACAAGGAACCGGACAAGACGGTCATCGACGTTTGGAACCGGAGGACCGGGAACCAATGCGCCCAGTGGTATGGGCATGTGGATTACGACCTGATTTCCGATGTGGTTGAAGCAGTAGGGGAGATGTACGGACGGGCGACCGCGTGTCCCGAGTTGAACAATCACGGATATAAGGTCGTGGGAGACCTGAAGGCCAGGGAATACCCGATGTACTCCCATAAGCCGGGAGAGTACGGCTGGAGCACGAATAAGAAGACAAAGCCGGAAATGGCTGACGGGCTTCTGGACGGATGCCGCGAAGGTGTCATAACGATTCGGTGCAGGGAAACGGTGTCTGAGATGCGGACCTATATCGAGAAATCGGGGAAGTTCGGGGCTGAGGCGGGGTGCCATGACGACCGGGTGACTACCGCTCAGATTGCAAGGCAGATGATGGACAAGCTCCCCAGGAAGATCGAGCGAGGGCCGGAAGACCACAATGTCAGAGACCACAATGTAGAGACGGCATGGATGGCTAGTTGAAATGGATGAAAAAGACCTCATAAAAACGGCGTTAGAGCAGGCGAACTCGGCCATTGAATTCGAGAAGGACAACCGGGAGAAGGCCGTTGAAGACTCAACCTTCGTGTTTTCCGAGGATCAATGGGACGAAACTGTCAAAAACGACCGCGCCGGCCGTCCCTGCCTGAACGCCAATGACCTCCCTGTCTTTCTCGACAAAGTGACTGCCGCGCAGAGGATGAACCGGGCGGGTATCAAGGCCATGCCGGTCGATTCCAACACGGACCCCGAGAAGGCGGAAATCGTGGGCGGGCTTATCCGCTACATCGAGCACGTTTCAGACGCTCATGTAGCGTATGACATGGCCCTTGAGGATGCGGCTGCGCGTGGGTATTGCGGGGCCATCCGGGTGCTGACGCAGTACGAGAACGAGGATGTGTTCGACAACGAGGGTAACATCAAGGACGAGTATCGGAACGTGGTGGACGCCTTCAATCAGGAGATCAGGATTTCCCCTGTCGATAATTCCCTGAACGTCCTGTTCGACCCACGGGCAAGGCTCTGGCACAAGAACGATGGAAAGTTCATGTTCCTGCTGGACGACATTCCGGTAGATCAGTTCAAGGAAGACTACCCCGATGCCCAAGTGATCGACTTCGAGGCCGAGAAGTTGCCCGAGAACCTGAAGGACTGGTACTCCGTTCATGACAAGACCGTTCGGATTGCGGAGTGGTTCAGGAAAGAGCGCAAGGGGACCAAGAAGATTTACCTGATTTTCAATCAGGAGAAGGAAGATTACGAAGTCCTGAAAGAGAAACCGGCTGAAGGAATCACCATCCTCAAGGAACGGGAGATCGAGGACTTCGATATCGTGTGGCGGAAGATTTCTGGTACGGCTGTTCTGGAAGGTCCGATTCGGATACCAGGGAAATTGTGGCCGATCATTCCTGTCTGGGGGAAAGAGGCGAACGTCAACGGGAAGAAACTCTATCGCGGTCTCTTCCGGTACGCCAAAGACCCGCAGCGGATGTATATCTACACGCAGAGCGCCATCACGGAACTGCTGGCCCTTCAGCCAAAGGCCCCATTTATTGCAACTCCTAGAATGACTGAAGGATTCGAGTCACAATGGAGACAAGCAAACACAGACAATTCCCCAGTTCTGTATGCTAACCCTGATGAAAAAATGCCTGGGGTGTTTCCTAGACGTGAGGTTCCCCCTCAGATTCCATCCGGCCTTGTAGAGCAGGGAGCGCAACGGCAGATCGAGAAGAAGGACATCATCGGGCTTCACGAAGCGTCCCTTGGCAGGAAATCGAACGAGACCTCCGGGCTTGCCATACGGGAAAGGAAAGCGGCGGACGATGCCGTTACCTTCGCCTATCATGACAACCTTGTGAGGGCCATTCGTCAAGTCGGGCGCGTGATCGAGAGCATGAGGCCGGAGATTTACGACACGGCCAGGGTAATCAAGATGCTCGGCATTGATGGGAAGACCATCACCACACAAGACGTAAACCGTACTGTAGAAGGTGAGAACGGGGAGCAGAAGCCGAAGGTTGACCTGACAGTCGGTAAGCACGACATCATCATGCAGACCGGTCCTTCTTACGCGACACAGAGACAAGAGGCGTTGGACAGGCTTCAGGCCATCATGCAGTATGCCCCGCAGATTGCCCCGCTCATTGCGGACGTGCTTGTGGATTACATGGACATCCCGCGTGGTGAGAAGTTGGTCAAGAGACTGGAAACTCTGCTTCCGCCTGAAGTCAGGGAGATGGAGGGCGGACAGCCTCCGCTTACACAGGAGATGGTTGCCCGGATGATTCAGGATGCCGTGGAGGAGTTCAAGCAGAGCCTTGAGGGTCAGAAGGAAGCCCTGAAGGTGGAGCAGCAAAACCTGAAGGTGCAGCAGGAAGAATTGAAGCTCAAGGAAGAGCAGGTCCGGCTTGCCAAGGAAGCGACCGCGCTCCAGGGAAAAGTGGCGGACATGGGAGGGGAAGGCGGCAGTCCTATAGAGGGCAGACAATACGGTGGTCCTGTGAATGCTGGACAGCCGTACATTGTTGGAGAGAATGGCCCAGAAGTGATTGTTCCAGGACAAGACGGAAATGTTATACCTAACCACTACGGGGCGCGATCAGATGGGTCTCCAAAGGGATTAGGATTTCTGGGGGAACTAAAGCGACCGGACGGGAAAGTTTCAACTGAAATATCCATTGGCGTTAATCTTGATGGAAGAGAGATCGAAATTCCATCCCTAGTCCCCACACTGACAAAGCAGGAAGTCAATCATTTGCTATCTGGCGGCCAGCCAAACGATGTCATTGTACGAAAGGCCATGGATTACGCAAGGTACAGAATCGCAAAGGGTAAAAGTCCATTTGCACAACAAGGTGAACAAATAAATATACAGAAACTAAATGCTATAGCCAAAGGAATTGAACACCTTAAAGATATAGATAGCATGGGCTTGACTGATCCAGAAAAAGATTACCTTCATAGCCAAGTTAAATATATTGCTACACAGGAAATGGAAAAACAGATGAGGGGCAGGAAATGAGTGAAGACAAAGACCCAATGCTCGATGAGTTCCGTTTCTGCGATACGTGCGAACCGAGAGTGCTGAAACTCGTTGAGCATATCCGAGAGCAGGAGAACGCCATTATCGTTGCGAAGCAGGCGATTGAATCCATTAGCGCACTAAACAAGCGGCTGACTGAGAAGTACCACAAACTCCGGGCCGAGTTCGACATGTTCATGTCCAAGCTCGAAGAGACCAAGCGGAAGGGCGAAGCCTGGAAACTCAAGAAGAAGCTGGACGAAATGGACAAGCAGGTCCAGCGGTTTGAGAACAGGAGCCGTCTTCTCGTATGATGATCTTTCCCCACCAACACTTCGCCTTCTACCACATGAACAAGGCGGGTGGGACTTCCATCTGCAAAATGCTGGAGTCCTTGCCGTACAAGTGGGAGCAGGTGGGGAAGAAGCACGTCCCGCTTTCGAGAAAGAATTTCCCGGAGTTTTCGGAATACGTGGTTTACGCAAATATCCGCAACCCGTTCAGCCGGACCGTGAGCATTTACGAGTACAGGCGGCAGTTCTCGCAGAGGACGCGATTCAAGACCGTCAGTTTCAACGAGTTCTTCTATGAATACTGGCTTGCGAAACCGTTGGATGAGTTCAAACCGCAGCATGAGTACCTGTTCCTGAACGGGAAGATTCCCGAGAACGTCCATTGTGTCAAACTAGAAGAGGCGGAAACGTGGTGGCCGTCCATCGTAAAGTCACACTTCGGAAGGGACGTGGAAGTACCAAGACTGAACACGACTGCCCACGGAGACCCGATGGGGTACTTCAGGGGCGGGATGGTCAAGGCAGTCAAGACAAAGGAATGGTGGGCGTGTGGGGAATATGGCCTTTAGCCTTCAGCGTCTATTCGACATTCTGAAAGAGATCGTGACGCGCAAATTCACGGGGTCGCTTGAGATCCATTTTACTGAGGGAGGAATCGGGAAAGTCATAAAACACGAACAAGTGAAGTAGCGTTGCAACGGCAGGGCGGGATGTATCGCGCAACTGACGGCTCGGCAATAGCCGACAACCGGAGTGTGTTGCAGATAACACCAATAAGACGCGAAAGCGCACCGGGGACATCCCACTAAACCCTGTCTTCCGTACCTTGCAGGACTAGCAATAGTTACCTGAAGCCGGGAGCGATCAGTCAAGAAATTGGCCGGTCGCTCCCGGCTTTTTTGTTTCTAAACCGCTTTCACTTACTCAGGGGGAGAGTATGCCGACGCAAAAAAACATTGGCGAAAATGACGGATTGGACAGCACGGGCATCGTGGAGGATGTCTCCTACACACCGACCGAGAAGGATGCAGACACGCCGGATGAAAAGTCCGACGCGCAGCGGATAGCGGACGGAGACATCGCGGTAACTGACGAAGACAGCGAAATGTTCGTGTCTCCCGATTCCGTATTTCACAAACCTGCTGGAGACGACAAGAAAGAAGAGTCTCCTGAAGAAAAGAAGGAAGAAGCAAAGCCTGGCGAAACGCCTGACGGGAAGAAAGAAGAGAAACCGGAAACCGACAAACCCTCTGGCGAGAAGCCTGAAGAAAAGAAAGAGGGGGAGAAAGACAAAAAACCCCCTGCGGCCGCGCCTGATCCCATTCAAAAACGGATCAACAAGGCTACCCGTGAGAAGTACGAGGCGATACGAAGGGCCGAAGCCGCCGAAGCGAAAGCGAAGAAACTCGAAGATGAGTTGAACGCTCAGAAGGTGCAAGCCGAGAAAGCCAAGCTCGAATCCGAAAAGCCGAAGGCAGAGGATTTTGAGAACGTGGACGATTACCAAGTGGCGCTCGGCAAGTGGGCGGCAAAGACCGAGATATACGAATCGAAGTCTCAGGAAGCGCAAAAGCCCAAAGAAGAGAAGAAACAGGAACCGGACGAAGATCCCCGCAAGAGGATAGTCGATCTTGGTCAGGAGACCTACCCCGACTTTTTGGAAGTCGTTGGTGCGGTGCCTCTTACAGAGGAAACCTTCAATGCCGCAAGTGACTCCGACCATGCCGTTGAAATCTTCTATCACCTGGGCCAGAACCCCGAGACCGCCAAGAAGCTCGCTTCCCTCAAATCGCCTGTCGCAATCGCACGGGAGATTGGGCGCATCGAAGCCCAATTCATCGACAACGTGCCGGAAGTGAAAGCCTCCACCGGAGGCGAAGATACCGAACTTCCCAAAGACAGCAAAAAACCGAAACCGCCATCCGCTCCCCCTCCCATCAAGCCTGTAGGTGGTGCTGGCAAGGTCTCCAAGACCCTCGAAGATGCCAGCATCGGAGAATACTACGCACAACGCGGCTACACGCGGGACGGGATGAAGAAGAGCAGGGTGGCATAAGAAGGAGATAGATCATGCCATCCACCAATACGCTGCTCACCCCGACCATCATTGCCAAAGAAGCATTGATGATGCTGACCAACAGCCTTGTGATGGGGAAACTCGTTTACAAGGAGTACAAGAACGAATTCAAGAAGGTTGGAACTTCCGTGTCCATCAGGAAGCCCAACAAGTTCACCGTGACCAAGGCGCAAGCCAGAAGCAATGAGAACGTCACTGAGTACAAAGAAACCCTGACCGTTGCGACTCAGGCGCATGTCACTTGGGCTTTCTCTTCGGTCGAACTCACCATGACCATCGAGGAGTACAGTCAAAGGTACATCCAGCCTGCCGCTGCGGAACTGGCGAATACCGTCGATTACGACCTGACCGGGCTGTATGACGACGTGTTCTCCCAGAAGGGAACCCCCGGAACCACACCGTCGAACTTTTCCGACCTTGGGGCCTGCCAGCAAGTTCTTGATGAGCTTGCGGCTCCTTCCCCGAGAGTGGCAGTCATCAACCCCGCCGCTCACTGGGCGATTGCCGATGGGCTGAAGGGCACCTTCGCTTCCAAACCCGCCAACGACATTCTGACCAAGGGATACCTTGGGACCATTGCGAACCTCGATATCCACATGGATCAGAATATCAGGCGGCATACGACCGGGGCATTCACGACAAGCTGCACCCCGCTCGTTGACGACGATCCTGGAACGAACATCCAGGAGGGTTCGTATCAGATTCAGTCCGATGGATGGAACGCTTCAGCCGCCGTTCTGAAGGCAGGCGATGTGTTCACCGTTGGGAGCGGAGCCGCGTCCTACGTCTACGCGGTCAACCCCAAGAGCCGGGTCAGCACCGGGCAGCTCAAGCAGTTTGTGAGCCTGAACGACGAGACTGCCGATTCTGCCGGGAACGTCACCATCGACGTTATGTCCTCGACCTCTGAGGGCATGAGAAGCACCGGGTCTTACAAGAACATGACCCGGCTTCCCCCGAACGACGCGTCCATCAACATGGTGGGAACGGAGTCCACGGAATACCCGATGAACCTCATTTTCCACCCGAACGCCTTCGCGCTCGTAACGATGCCTATCGCCATGCCAGCCAACACCTGGGGCGCGAGAGTCACCGACAAGCAGATGGGGCTTTCGATCAGGGTAGTCAAAGCGTATGACATCGATCAGGACGAGGAAATTCTGAGAATGGATATTCTTTTTGGAGTCGCCTGTCTGTACCCTGAGCTAGCTGCCAGAATGGTGGGGTAGCAACCCGTTAACCACACTCCGATATTCCTCATGAGGGGGAGGAATGTCCATAGCGATGTCAGTCTCAAAGCGGCACAAGGCTGCCATTGCTCTTTGCCAAGGCCGACAACAAAAGGAGAAAGGAAATGGGACAAAATTTGAGATACAGTCCCCTCGAATGGGATGAGAAGCTGAAGGTCTATAACTTCGGCGGATACGGGGCGACAGGTCTTTTACTGGAAGCCCTGACTACCACCGGCAATGTTTTCTACGTGGACAATGGGAACACTCAGTCTTTCAACGGTTCCGGCGATTGGGGCCGGTCTCCGTCGAAACCCCTTCAGTCCATTGATTGGGCCATAGGGAGATGCACGGCGAACAACGGAGACCTGATCGTTGTCATGCCGGGACACGCGGAGAATGTGACCACTGCGGCAGCGATTACCTTCGATGTTGCCGGTGTGAAACTGATCGGCATCGGGGAAGGCGCGGCGCGGCCTACCCTGACCTTCAACAGCGCTGATAATTCGGCTTATGTGCTTGTCAGTGCGGCCAGCGTGGGAATTTTCAACATCCTCGGAGTGTGCGGGGATGATGGGCTGACCAAGGCTTTCTCTGTCACTGGAGCCGACTGCACCCTGGACATCACCTGGAGAGACCCGGCCAACGTGGAAGCGGCAAGGTGTATCCTGGGCGGGACCGGGGCCGACCGGATCAAGATTCGCCTGAAGTACGAGGGCGATGCCGCGACAGGGAATGCCTGCGTTGCCCCGATTCAGTTGAACGGGACCAATGAAGGCGACATCGAGGTGAACTTTTTTGGTATCGCAAGCACGGCGGTTGTGAATTTCATTACCACGGCCTGCACGGGAATTCGGGTGAAGGGTTTCTTCTACAACGAAGGGACCACGAACCTTACCAAGAACGTGGTTGACACGATTGGAACGAGCCAGTGGGCGGTGAACGGTTTTGACGGTTCTGCCGGATGCTGGTTCAGCGGCGGGGACAATCTGACCGTTGCCAAGGACGACCTTTCGGTAGTGGCATCTGATCTCGTAGTGGTTCAGTCGGACGTGAAGGTGGTCATCTCAGACCTTGCCAACATGGACACACAGATTTCCGATCTTGCCGATCACGTATCGGACCTGACAATTCTGGTTTCCGATCTCACGATTCAGGCATCGGATCTGACCACTGCGGTATCTGATTTTGCCCTTTTGACCTCCGACATTCAGAGCGACCTGACCGTGATCGAGACGAAGGCTACAACCATCGCTTCGGATCTCGTTGTCACGCAGTCGGACGTGAAGACCATCCAGAGCGATTTGGTCCTCATGGTTGCCACAATTTCCGATCTTGAGAGTGACCTGACAGTCATCGAAACGAGACTCTCAGACATCGGAAGCGACGTTCACGCAATCGAGACGGACACCATTGCAATCGCCTCTGACCTTGTGGTGGTCATGTCAGATGTGAAGGTCATTAATTCTGACCTGATCGTAACCAACGCAATCATCGACACGATTGCATCGGACTTGGTGTCAGTGAACGCCAGGGTTGTGGCCCTTGCTTCGGATCTTCTGGTTTTCACCGGGACCACATGGGCGGCTTTTGAAACGAGCCTTTCGGATTTCGTGGTCAAGTACACATCAGATAACCCGTGATCTTAAACGCTTAACAGGCTGAGGGGGGATGCAGTGCGTATTGCTCACTTCTGTAGATTTTCGCCTCATGCGGCGGGCATGTATGAAACCGTGAAGGATTTGATCTTTGCGGAACGCGCAGAGGGCATAGAGGCGGAATTCATAGATTGCGGAACGGACAACCTGGGGACCGTTAGAGAGGGGTTGGTTGACGGGGAACTGAAGACCTCCCCTCTCTCCTGGGCTTTGGAAAATGCGGATGTTGTTGTACGGCATACGTCCGTTCCCGATTCGGTCTATAAGGCAAAGCCGGTCATTCTGGCCCTACATGGAAGGCCGGAGAATTCCTTCAGGCTGGAGCAGTACGATATCTCCCCTGTGATTTCATCCGTCATGAAGGCCGCACGGAACGGGAGCCATGCGGCCTTCTTCACCTTCTGGCCGGAGTTCGTTTTCTACTGGAAATGGATTACCGGGAAGGAAGTTTACTGTGTGCCCGCTCCCGTGAGTTTCGGTGAGTACACCCCTGAAGGAAAGAAACACGACTTCGGGGAATTCAAGGCGGGGTTGAATCTCGTTTGCTGCGATATGTGGCGGGAAGACAACATCCCGTTCAACCTGATCTTCGCCGCTCAGTATTTCAAGGAGCGGTATCGGCCTGACGCAAGGCTTCATGTCTTTGGGGCGTCGAACGTCAAAAAGGGGAAGCAGTTCAAGTTTCTCGCTCCCCTTCAGAGGAAAGGGGTGGTCGGTCAGGTAAGCGGGGTGGTCGGCAATCTTGCGGATGTTTACCGGAGCGCAGATATTCTTCTGACCCCGAACGTCATTGCCACTCGGATTATACGGGAGTCCATGGCATCCGGGTTGCCCTGTGTGGCACCAATAGGATGCAGGTACACCGACTACACTGCGGAGCCAAGGGATTACAAGGCGTTTGCCCTTGCGATCAATCGTTGTTACGAAAGCATCACTCCTGAAAGCAAGGCTCAGTTGAGAGAGCGAGCCCTGAAGCTCTTTGATAATAAGACGGCGGCTTTGGCTATCAAGGCGCTGTGTGAAAAGGTACTCGGGAGCGCGAAAGAGCCGAAGTGGAACGACATGTCCATCACAAAGGCCGACTGGGATCTCCTGAAAGACTTTATCCAAGAGCACGGAATACGGAACGTGACGGAGTTCGGTGCCGGTATTTCGACGGAACTCTTCAGTCAATGCGGATGCAGGGTTGTCTCCTATGAGACCCATGAGGCATGGCTTGAGCAAATGAAGCGGAAGGTTCCAGGGGGAACTTTCAGGCTGTGGGAAGGACACGAAACGGTGTCTGTTTCGGGTGATATGGCTTTCATCGACGGACCTCATGGCGGGAAGAATCGGGAAGCGGCATATCGATCGGTCTTTGAAAGCAAGGTTCCGATTGTGGCTTGCCACGATGCGGGCCGACCGGAAGACTTGCAATGGATTGACAAGTATTTCAGGGGTTGGAAGGAACTTACCCGAAACGCTGACACGGTGATTCTGGAGCGGCCATGCTGAATTCCAAAACCGTCTTCATCCTTGCGCCACACCCTGACGATGCGGAAATAGGTTGCGGCGGCACGATTGCGCGGCTGGTGGAAAACGGCGCTTCTGTCTACTTTCTGGTCTTCGGGAAGGACGATGTTCGCAAGTCGGAATTGCTGTCATCCCTGAAAATCCTGGGCGTAAAACGAGCCTTCTGTTTCGATGTTCCCATAAGGGACTTCCCAAGATTCCGGCAGCAGATCCTTGACAAGATGATCGAGACAAGGGACCGCCTGAATCCTGACCTTGTGGTTCAGCCTTCCCTTGACGACATTCACCAGGACCATCAGGTGATAGCGATGGAAGGTCTGCGGGCGTTCAAGGGTAAAAACCTGATCGGGTATGAGGCATCCTGGAACAACCTTAATTTCGACGCTCAAATGTTCGTGCAGATAGAAGAGAGGCACCTTGAGAAGAAAATCGAGGCCATGCGGTGCTACGAGTCTCAGGCGGGGAAGCCCTACATGGATTCCGAATACGTCATGGGCCTTGCGCGGGTGCGTGGAGTACAGGCTGGAGTCAGGTATGCGGAACTGTTCAACGTGGTGAGGCAAATCGTAAAGTGAGGGGGGATTATGAACACGAAGGAGTATTTCAAGGGGCTCTTTGAAAAGCACAGGGTAAGCGTTGAAGCCCTGGGGTGGAATGAAAAGTCACAGGAACAGCGGTTTGAAGCCCTGACGAAAATCGGGAATCTAACCGACCGCAAGGTTTTGGATGTGGGCTGTGGGTTCGGGGATTTCTACGGCTATCTCAAACAGAGGGTACGCATTCTCCGATATGTAGGCGTTGATATGATGCCTGAGTTTGTCGAAGAGGCCATGATGCGCTACCCGGAAGCCTCGTTCTGCGTGGGCGACTTCATGAGCTGTTACCATGCCGGGTCCACCACATTTGACTATGTTTTCGCTTCCGGCATCTTCTCCCTGAAAAGAGACGACTGGCAGGAGAACGTCTTTCGGGTTGTCAACAAGATGTTCGACCTGTGCGGCATCGGCATAGGGGTGAACTTTCTGAGCATCTTCGGAAAGTGCGAGAATCCCGAAGCGGCCTATGTGCATCCTTCCGGCATGATGAGTATGCTTTCGCAGATCACGCGCAAGATGGTGGTTGACTGTTCCTATCGGGAAAACGACTTCACGGTTTTTCTATACAGGTGAGTCATGCGGGTAGCCATTCATCAGCCGAACTTCATGCCGTTTTTGGGGTTCTTCCACAAATGGCGAAACTGTGACCTGTTCGTTTTCTTGGATGACGCGCAGTTTCGCCATTTGTGGAAGAACCCCAAAAACGCTTCATCAACCGCAACCGGATAAAGACGCCTCAAGGGGTGCAATGGCTGACCGTGCCGGTAGTACAGAAGGGCAAGGGGCGGCAGACCATCGAGGACGTGTCGATTGCGGAAGGGAACTGGCGGGACAAGATTCTTGGGGCTATCCAAAGAAGCTACGCCAGGGCGGTCTACTTCGACCCATGCTTTCAGTTCTTGTCTGAGATCATGAAACGGAAATGGACGCGGCTTTCCGAGATGAACATTGCCCTTCTGACTTGGCTGGCAATGGAGATGGACATCCGAACGCCTACCATAGAGGCATCCAGCCTAGAAGTGGGTGCAACATCGACAGAACGCCTTGTCAGGATATGCCAGGAAGTAGGGGCCGACGAGTACCTGTCCGGGCCGACCGGGAAGGCTTACATGGATGAGAGCCTTTTCGAAAAGGCCGGAATCAGGGTGGTCTATTCGGACTTCAGGCATCCAGTCTATCCGCAGCTATGGGGGGATTTTGTGCCGAACCTTTCGGCCATTGATTACCTGTTCAACGTAGGAGGGGGAGATTATGAAACTCTGTCTGGTCTACAGTCTCAATGACAACAAGTTGCATCCGAAGGCATATACCTCGATTTTCAAGGATGAATTCGAAGCCCTGAAAGCCCGGTTTGAGGAAGTCCAACTCGTAACCGAGAACTGTTCCGCAGAGGACATCGACGCGGACCTGATTTTCTTTTTCGACCCGCACGCTTCCCATCACGTCACGATAGACGGGCTGGCGAAGCATCGGGCCGTCAAGATGGAACTGTGGAACGATGTCCACCAGGAGGAAGTCCACGGGCGGTTTGAGCGAACGGGGGTGGAGGTTCACAAGCTCGGCCAGGAACAACGGGCAATCCGCACAAAAGAGCGCGGAATAGACTACATCATTACCGCGACGAAGTACCTGTTCTTTGAGCTTTTCGAGCACCGGTTTGACAACATCGAGAAGATGACCTTGTATCATCCTCACGCGCCGAAGATGCCGGAAACCGTTCCCTCTCTTACCCAAAGGGAAGCGGCAGTTGTGGGGAACGGGGCGTATGCCCCCGATTCTTACAGGGGGTCTTACGACTTTCGGGGATGGGGATTCAGGCAACCTTACATCAAGTATGTGCCCCATGTTTTAGCAGGAAAAGGCGCTGCTCCATGCGGAGAGGAATACATCAAGTGGCTTTCGGGTTATGCCGGGGCCTTCACGGGTGCCCTGTGTCCAGTCCCGAAATACTCGGAGATTCATGCTGCCGGGTGCGTGGCCTTTCTGCAATACCAGAAGGAATGGGAAGAAGCCGGGTTCAAGGACCATGAAGCCTGTATCTATGTGAGGAAGGCGAACCTGGAAGCAGAGGTGAAGGCTTTCCTGAATGAACCCGCGTTCTATCAAGACATGGCTGACCGGGGCCTGGAAGTCATTGCTAGGTATTCGGCAGAGCGGTTTGCGGATTTCGTGTATCGGAAGGTGGAGAAGAGATTTCCGAAACCTGTAATAGAGATCACCAAGGACAACAAAACGATTGTTCATCGTCCTAGGTGTATATCTCCGAATAGAACGAACGTCTTCATCCTGAATTCCGGCCGCTGCGGGTCCACGACATTCATCGAAGCCTGCAAGCACATAACGAACTATACGGCAGGGCACGAAACGAGATCGGGGCTTGTGGGGCCGGAAAGACTAAATTACCCCTTGGGCCATATCGAGGCCGACAACAGGCTTTCTTGGTTCTTGGGGAGGCTGGATAGGAAATACGGCGATGATGCCCTTTACGTCCACCTGAGACGCGATCCTGAGACAACGGCCCAGAGTTTCACCAAACGGATGGGCCAGGGGATCATCGGCGCATATCGCAACACAATTCTGATGGGCGGGAAGAGGCCGGGCGACCTGGAGGTATGCTGGGACTATATCGACACGGTAGATGCCAACATTGCCCTTTTTCTGAAGGGCAAAGCCCATGCGAAAGACTTTGATCTTGAAAATGCGAAGGAAGACTTCGTGTCTTTCTGGAATTGGATCGGGGCAGAAGGAGACCTTGAAGCGGCGTTGAGGGAGTTCGACACGAAGCACAACCAAAGCGAACAATAGACAGTAAAAAGGATATATCAAGCCATGGGGATGAACATAAGAAACAGTCCTATTGAATGGAATCCTCTTAGAAAAAGGTACGAATTTGAAGGCACAACCGATGTGAATGGAAAACCCCTCTGCTGGATGATAGGGAATCAGATCACATCTGCGACCGTTTTGAATGAGGTAGGCGATACGCCCGGAATAGGGTCAAAGTATTTTTCATCTGGAGGAAAGGAATATATCAAGACAGCCGATAACGGGATTTCCAGCGATTGGGAGCTTGTCAGTCATTCCAATGGGATTCTTGGAGATGGCTCGCTTGGTACGGTCCTAAGATGTTCTCGCATAGCCGTAAATGACGGTACGGGTGCCAATACAATAGAATGCCGCTTATATAACGTTTGGAACGGGGACAGCACTGAAAACGTTGATAACATCGCAAAAGACAATGTTTATTATGGTGGATTCAGCCTCAACGCTCCAGGGGAAGTTTTGAGTATATCTCCGACCATTTTAAGCGGGAATCCCATTTTCGGGATTGGCTGGATAACAATGAACGATACCAGTGATCTGGGGCTTTCATGCGGCATTGGGATTTCTACTGGTGGTGGGGGGGAGAAATACCTGACAATAGAGATACCGACCTTTACTGGAGGTTTGTCATTCTACGATATAAGCGCACTGGCTGATCTTGGATCTTTTCAGATAAAAATCCTCTACATCACGGATGCTTGATAAAGCGTGGGATAGGCTGCTAAAGCCGAAACGGGCCTGGACCCCCTCCCCGGCCCTTCCCACCGTAAATCTTAGCTGCCTGTAGGCGGCTTTTTTATTTGGAGGTAATGACAATGGCAGGAATGATGAATTTGAGATTCAGTCCTTTGGAATGGGATGTCGGCCTGAAAGCCCTGGAAACAGGACAGGTCGATGCAACAGGCAAGCCCGTATACTTCTTCTTCGGCACCAAAAGCACCAGGGACACCGTGAGGGCCGAAACAACCACAAAGCCGGGGGTAGGGTCGGTCTACTTCGGGCGCGGGGAAGTCTATACCAAAGTGGCCGACAACAACGCAACGGAAGACTGGGAAGTCTTCGCTCATTCTGCGGCGGATGCAGGATAACCAAATAAAGGAGGGGAAAATATGGCATCGAGAAACAGACTCATCAACGGTCCCGTAGGAGAAGCTGAGTTCCACGTGAAACCCTTTGCCAGCGTGCTTTACAGGGCTGGAGGCAGCGACCTGTTCACCGATCGGGAAAAATACGAAGAGGCGCTGAAATCCGGGGAGTGGTTCAACTCTCCTGCAAAAGTGCCGAAGGTGGAACCCCCGAAGGAAGAAGACCCCGAGAAGCACGAATGCTGCCCCTACTGGATCGACGGGAACTGTACCCTTCAGGGTGAACCGGAAACCGAGAAGGAACCGGAAAAGGAGATGACGGCTGAAGAGTTGGCCGAAACTCTCCGCAAGCCTGAGACTCCCATTGATCCCACGAAGATCACCCGGCAGTTGGAAATCAGGAACCTTGCCGAACTCAGGGCGACCGGAATGCCTCTTGGTTTGGACTTCCCCAAAGACTGGACCCGGAAACAAATGATTCTGGCAATTCGCGCCAAAAGGCAAGAACTCAAAGCACAGGGATAAATCATGACCACCACAAGGGAACTGATAACGGATGCCGTAATTGGTCTCGGGAAGTTCGACCCGGAAGAAACCCCTGCCGCTCATTACATGCAGCACGGGTTGAGGGCGCTGAACAGGATGG